CCCTGCTTGAGGCAACTACGGTCCCAGATTTGTTGGCAGCATGATGGTTTCTATGAGTAATGGCCTTTTTAACCATTCCCATTACGGATACAAGGAATCACCCGAGTAACCCACCTACTGCAGCGCCCTGGCCGCGTTCCCCCCCAAGCCCCGCGACGTCTAAGATGACGACAGCCCCCAATTTCGATCGCCTTAACCGGACCAGATCAATCTGTGTTGCGTACTGTGGTGCCAGCACACTCCACCCTCCACTGATCGAGCAAGCGCTCTGTCGCATTCCGACACTCTTGTTCTTTCAAAGATTCGTATTCAGTTAATACGAATCTCATATCACGTGATGAGCCAGGGAAGTTATACATGCCCCGACACAAAGTTAACTGACTCCAACATCGCCGTCGACGATACCGATATGACCTTCGGACCTCGCCGACTGTTGGGTTAAACTCATCACGTTTCCTCGTCTCCCGATCAACATTGGCAAATTTGTATATGTTGAGTGCCAGTCTTTCGTCATAGTCAAGGTCTCGATAAACGACCGACAGATTCGAATCTGGCTCACCAGCTGGCGTAGGTAATCTAGAATAAATACGCGAAGCCCTCATAGAGTGCTCCTTTCTTGTTGCCTCGTATTCATAGAGACCAAGCTGGCTCGGGAGAAATCCCCACCTCCTTCCAAACCGTGCTCGGATAAATGCATCGCACCACACTTTACGTGTAGCACAAGATTTTGCTGCATGTATCATGCCCGAGTAATTGGTAAGGAAGCTACCTCTCCTAAGATGGCATACCTCACGCCATCTTTGTCTACCGTTGAGAAAAACTGTACTGTTGATCTCAACTTCCTTGTGAGAATTCCAAATCGTTTTTTGCTTGTTGATAAGGTATCCATCAGGGTACGAATTGAACGCCAACTTGCCTGACGAGACGATGACAGTGTCATCGCCATTCACAAGGAACCTTGCTTTCATATCGCGGCATGCAAATTTAGCCGCTAAATACGAATGAAGACATAGCAAGGGGAAGGAGAGGTATCCCCCCATCATCTGGCCGTGTTGTACGACATCACTTCCGACTTCCGGGTACAATGAATTGAAAGCCGTCGCTTTAATTGCACCTGGCACTCGAGTGCACTTACTTAAAAGTGCTCCAAGAATCGCCTCGCTAACGTCTAAACGCAATCCATCCGTTGCGTTTACGAGGTCGATGGAAGTTACATACGGAACTGTATTTCCCTCAAAGGGCCGTATCAGATGATTTATCTTCTCGCTTGTCGGAGGTCCTACAAGCAACCAATCAGTCCTGCGCGACATATAATCGTATATTAGCTTATGCAGGGGCCCTAAAACGTCAATATTCGACGAGAATATTAATAGGGCACGCTTCTTTCCAGCGGAAAGGACTTCAGCGAACCTGGCTTCAAAACCAAGAGGCTCTCTGAGAGCGAAACACTGATTGAGAAAATCTTTTCGACCACGTCCAGCCCAGATTTTAGATGCTGTAAGGCTATCTTTACTGGAGCGACGTTCGAATCGACTGGAAGGATTAGGACGAAAGAGTTGAACGAACTCTTCATATTTTACGTCCCAACCGTACCTAAAGATTTTCTTTACCTCTTTGCGAACAAAGTCAAGGTAAGTTTGAGAAGATGGGGGGGGAGAGGAGAAGGCGTTAGTCGACCAGTCAGAGTATGACGATGGTGTATGTCGCGGACAAGAAGCCGGCAAATTGCGCTTCAAAGAAGCAACACTGTGAGCAAGCTCCCAGCGCTGCCTCCGGCCTAAACGCATAAGCGAACATAGACCGTCAGGACCATACGACGACTGACGCCGAGGAAAAGGGGTAGGCGTACGAGACGTACCCCCTAATTGAAAGAGAAGGAAGCGATTTAGATCCTCCGGTTTCAGATACGGTAATTCATCTTGCGGAATAGCAAAACGAATCCGAATCAATCTTAAACCATTGGAGATCGAAATCTTGGTATCGCGCGAGGAAACAATGCATTCGCGACACCGTTGGCCAGGAACCTGTGAGGTTTTACCGCTGACCGTGCGCTGAAGCAGATGTCCTGCT